ATCGCAACCGTTTGCAAAATCTACAGTATTCATTTCAACCCCCCTCCAACCCTTACCGCTTTTAAGCCAATCACTAAAAGAAAACTGATTATAAGTATTATTATTCTTTTTAAAATAAAACCACGAAGATACCAATCTATCCCATGGATTACGGGTAAAAGAAAACTTGAAATATTCTGAGATATTTTCATGTGTCTCTGGGTATATCCTGCTTAGTTCAAATAAAGGTATATGATTTCCATCGTAACCCTTATTAGTTTTTAATTTAACGACCGAGTTCCAATGTGCATGATTCCTTATGCCCGAGGGATAAGGATTTAAATTTAATTTACTTATTATTGATGAGCTTGCTGTTTTTTGGTGCCTTATGAATATAAACTTATACTTTTCTGAAACAATCATAAGTCGAAATCGCTGTTATTAATCAATTTCCTGTACTTCCGAATCCACCTTCTCCGCGATCTGTCTCCGACAACTCTTCTACTTCTTGAATTTCAACCCAAGGAAGCTTTATAATAACCAATTGAGCTACTTTATCTCCGATTTGATATTCTCTTCCGCCCAACTCAGGAGTGCTCATGCGTACTTTAATTTCTCCGCGATAACCCGAATCAATTACTCCAACAGAGTTGCGCAAATAATGATCCGTATTCGAAATACTTGAGCGGGGAAAAAGCAAAGCTACATAACCCTCTGGTATCTCTAAGCCTAATCCTGTTCCGTATTCATAATACTGACCTGTTCTCATAAGAGATCTTGATCTTAAATCTATTCCTGCATCACCTTTTTTTGTGTAGCTTGGAATCTCTGCGTCAAAAAAAATTTTTTTGAATTTCGCGACTACTTTATTCTGATTTCCTTCCATGATATTAATTTTTGTTCTACTAAATGTTTAATGTGTTTTTGTTTTTGACTTAGCTGGCTGTTGCCACTTTTGACTTCAATAAATGTAATTTCATCATCTCCAAATGATACATAATCAATAGGTTGACCCAAGAACGAACAGCGCTCTGGTTCAAAATCAAACTGATCTAAAAATGGAGCAAGTGTTTCTGCGATATGACCCAGCCTAACTTCACTACTTTTTTTCTGTGATAATATTTTTTTTCTACTTTCTGTTTCTGAATCTAATTTTTTTTCTAATTCAATTATCTTGTTGGATAAATCTTTTTCTCGTTGCTTGTGTTCTGAGCTATTAGATTGTACATTGTTTTGTTGTTTATCTAAAGATGATTGTAGATTTTTTATTGTTTGATTTAGAGTTTCTTCTCTATCTTTATGAAGAGAGTCGTGCTCATTTAATCTCTGCCTTAAAAAATCATTATCAATCTTTAATTCTTCTAAGCCGCTAGATGGTTGATGTGATGCTTTGTTTAATATATACCATATTAAACCTACTATAATTAAAACACAAATACCTTCAAACATGCATAATAGTAAATTATTCTTCGCACTGTTCTACAATTATTCCTGCTTTTTTTAATAATTTTAATCCAGCATCACTTCTATAGAAATCACCATATACAACGCGAGATATCTCTGATTGTATTATTAGTTTTGCGCATTCAATACAAGGTGAAATTGTTATATACATTGTTGACCCAACGCTTGATTGCGTTGATTTTGCGAGCTTTGTAATGGCATTACTCTCTGCATGTAATACTTCTTCTCTTGTAATTAATTGATTAAAATAATCAATATCTTCACACTGATTATCAAAACCTTTCGGTGTGCCATTATAGCCGTCGGAAATAATAGCTCCTTCTTTAACTATAATACAACCTACTTTTTTTCTTTCTGCTTTAGACAGAGAAGCCCATTCTCGGGCCATTTTAATATAAGTTTTATCTAAATCAAGTTGATGGGGCATCTTGCTTTTTCCAAAGCTGATAAGATTTAAGCTCTTGCAAATCTTTTACGTTTACCTGAGAGATTTCTTCCCGCTTTCCTTCTCTTTGATATATTCTGTATTTAGCTTTTTTCGCGAGATTTACAAAGGGAAGGTCATATCTAATTTTTTTAGAACCATTTACCCATGCAAGAAGTTCTTTTCTGTTAATAAATAAAAAGTCTTCAGACCTTTCAAATACTACAAAATGAGAATCCCCGTGTATCCATCCAGCTTTTCCTCTCGAATTTTTAAACTCAATCCATATCCAGTCTTCAAATTGTTTTTTGTTTTTGTTTTTCTTTACATCTACTTTAATTGAAATGGGCTTGCCATCTTTTGATTTGGCAGTTAAAATATGAGAAACATCCTTGCATAATTCATCGGAGCTATTCTTTTTTCTAGGAGAATAACCTTTTGAGCTTGCAATAATCTCAAATGGAGACTGTTTTTTAGCTTCCAACTTATCTAATCTTTTGAGGCTTATCTGTGTGAACAACTTTCACTTTTCTCTGATCTGGATCTTTCCATTTCTTAAGAGTATCAACAAGCTGTTTTGCTCTAGCGTTTGCATCTTCTGAAGAAGCGTAATTTTTATCTTCAATTCTTCGAGAGTTTCTCGTAACTACATATACTTTCATTTTTTGTTCAGTGGTCATTATATATTATATTGATTTAATAAGGCTTTTACCGAAATTTGTAATTTTTCTTTCTCCGTCGATTTGTATAAAGTTCTTCCTAAGAAGATACACTTCATGATCTCTTCTGAGACTTGTTGGGCTTAGTCCTGTAACAGCGGACAAAGTTTGAAGCTTGCAGCTTCCTCTTTCATCAAGAATTTCTAAGATTTGCTTTTCGGTACAGGTGATTCCGTGAGGAAGTATACCTAGCAAATCAGTAAGCTCAAAAAAGTCTTCTTCATTGAATGTGTTTTGATTTTCGCTCTCACAATACAAGACTATTTCTTTTGATCTCATGACGGCATTGCGAGCGTTACCTCGGACTGTTAGTGATAGTTTTTCAAGAGCTTGATCTGAGAAGTTGATTCCATCACAGTTAAGCTTGATGATCTCACCAAGATTGTCTTTACTATAAGATTCAAAATCTACAGTTGTAAGCCTATCTTTTAGGGGAGGAAATAACTTATCGCTTTCTGTGGTTGCAAAAATAAAAGTTTGCTTCGTAAAATCAAATTCGAAAGTTTGATCTTCATATGTAAACTCTTTTTTGTTTACTTTTTCCGTGTTAAAGATAGTGAGGAACGCCATCGTTAGATCTTTTGGCAAAGCATGGGCTTCATCAAATAAGATAGTGATCTCATTGTTCATAATAAGAGGAATAAAGATCTGCTCGAAAAACTGAGCGTTATTCTTGATTGTGGAGCAGTTAAGCTCTAAAAACGGACGCTTCGATCCATCTCTATTGTGCAGGTTCTTGGCAAACTCTTTGGCAAACAAAGTTTTACCTAAACCTTTTGCTCCTACAAGATTAAGAAAAGGACATACGCTTGTTGCGTGATAAGCTTTAAGATAAAAGTTAAGCTTCTTCTTAACATTATCTTGTCCAATTAAATGTGAGAAATAATTATTCATTGTCAAAGTCGGTAATCGCGTATTCAATTTTATCTTCTACTGATTGTGTTTCGCTAAAGTCTTGGGAAACTTTCTTGCCAGATATATAGTTTGCATATAATCTGCCTTTTACCCAATCTTCGCTAACAGGAATAGAAGTAACTTCTTGCGATACGAGATCTAGTATCTCGTCGATCGACAAGGAAACAATTGAGGAACCGCCTTTACCGGAATTACGGCGCTTGCGGAGCGTACCATCTTTGTTTAATGACATTTTTTTCATATACGAGTATTATCTCATATATTGACGCTTAGGTCAAGAGTAAAATTACAAATCTTTAAAATAAATCTCAAATAACTCAAAAGCTTTTTTAATTCTAGCTTCTCTCTGCTTTTTTCTTGAGGGCGACTTTAATATTATCTTTTCTTTTTTACATTTAAATCCAAAAGCTATTTCATTTAAAACCTTGAACCATTCTTCCTTTGAAAGATTGAACGGTCTAATACCGAGATCCTTTTTCTTTTGCTGTACTCTATTTAATACTAAATCGCAAATTTCAATATAAGATTGTTGTTCTTTTTTTTGTGGTATTAAAGATTTTAATTTTTTAAATATGTTCATACTGACCAATAAAGGTTGATTGTTTCTATGTCTGGTTCGATTAAACTCCATACTTCACATGCGAAATCGTTTTCACTTGTATAGTCCATTGTGTTAATCATCATGTATATGTGGTTAATTCCATCTGATTCGCCAAAATTATAAAAAGAACATTGTACCTTGAGCCTATTGTCTTTTATATATTGGCAGTCTATTTGTGGTTCTATTCCGTAAATTCCTCCTATTAAAATATCATAAAATAAATTTTCATGCATTTCGCTTTTGTCAAAATCTATATCATTAATAAGTGTTCCATTGTCCGCGATTCCACACATTAATAGATTATCAATAAAATATTTATTGAATCCATCAAACTTTTCTAGGAAGATTGGCTCTGCTTCATCGAGGAATATATATTTATCTTTTAATTCAAATGACATTTTAAATTGGTGGACGTGGCGGGAATTGAACCCGCGTCTTTAAATCTTTAAAAATATAAATCTACAAGTTTAGTTAATTTTTTTTATAGTTTGGATATTAACATCTAACTATTTATTTCAGTTATTTACAGTTTGTGAAACAAATAAACTTTTTCTGTTTTGCAGATTGGTGACCCCTCTTCTGCCGTATCTGCGTCTGACAGAGAGGGGTAGCAGGTGTTTAAGCTGCTAAAGCGAGAGATTCGCTGCTAGGAGCGAATGCCTCAACACGATTTTTATTCTTGCCATGTACAAGTTTGTGCCTTTTTACGAAGCCTGGCACCTCTTCGACTTGCATCATACTCAATCCAATTTAAATCGAATCCAGTACACGCCCTTAAAATTTGAAAGAACTATTGCTTTTTATTCTTACCAAGGTCAGCTAAACCTTGCCCGAGGATGTAAGCGAAAACAGGGCCAGTTATCTGCATCATCACTTCAGGAGTTAATCCTAAGTGAAGATAATGATTAAAGAGTGGGGCTGTGGCAGCGAAAACTGCCGCCCAAAACTTTTTACTATGCCAGAATTGTTTTTCCATAATAATTCGTTATGCTAAATTAGAATAATTCCTCTGGAATATCTTCGTTAGCGGCTTCTGCTGCAGGAGCTTTAGCTTCCTTGACTGCTTGTTGTGCAACTTGCTCAACATTAGCCTTTTCTTGAGAAGCTTCTTCCGAGCGATAAATAACATAATCGGGAGCTCTTTCATTTTTCTCGCGACCCTTGTTAGTGAATACTACAACCTTGACAGGTTCTGTAACTCCCGGCATAGTTTCAACGTTAATAGTACCAGAAAGATACTTTTGATTTTTACCACTTCTGACCCATAGAGCTCCGAGTTCGCGCTTGCTCCAGTCTGACTGTTGTTTTTCTTGTGTTTGATTTTCCATAATTAATTTTGTTTATATAAATTTTTAAGTTCTTGTATGTATAAAGGTTTTGCTCCTTTACTTAATTTGTTGTATTGTTTTTTTGCGCGAGAATATACCCGCTTACTCGTTGCATCCGAAAGATTCGGATCATAATTTAAAATAGTTCTTATTTGTTTTGCTACTGCGCTGTTCATGAGATTGATTATAGTATATTTTTTTATAAATGTCAAGCTTTATTTTTGTTTTTGAAGGGATTAATTATATAATGCCTAACAAAGCCTTTAATTTCGGGCAGTCCTTGTTTTTTTCTAAGCTTATTTTCGATATGAGTTAATAGGCATACTGCGTTTCTGTTATAAATTAAAGATAAAATGAGTGTGATGATTGGAAGCGAAACATACCAAGGAACATTTTGAGAAAAAGAAATAAGATCTGCAAGTAGATAAAATACTGCAAGTAGGTTTACTAGTATTACTAAAAAATGAAATGCCGCGATTATTTTAATCATATTTGTATTCAATTCTATAAGAGTAAAGATTGCTTTCGCCTTCTAATTCTTTAATAGCTTTTGTTGCGCAAGAAAAAGATGCTTTATTGTTTGTTTTTATTTCAAGATAAACTTTATATATTCCTTGCTCTTTTAACTTCTTGGCAATATATTTTCTTAATAATTTTGATATGCCGCATCTCCTATGTTCTGGGTCTACCATGTCAATTACTCCAAGCGCTACTTTTTCCCTACATTCGTACTGATTATTAATTTCAGTAGAACAGCAAGATAGGGCGATTAATTTACCATTTAAAATGTAACCATAGCAATAGTCTTCCGCGAAGATGTGGGGAAATATTTGTATTTGATAAAAATTTGTAGCATTTTTTTTTGTTGGAAGAATATCTGCAGAAGATAAATCATCTTTATTTTTCAAGCACTTTAAAATTAAATCTATTATTTCATCTTGAAATGAAAAGTCAAGCTTGAGTATTTCTTTATTCATGCATAATGATAATCTACTTCTTTGAATATATCAATATTGTTTCCTCCTCCATAACTGATTGAGCTTTGTAGGTCTTGTTTTATTTCAAATAACTTTTCTTCAAAAGACATATTGTTGGATTCGATATGATTAAGTTTACCTTCAATATGATTATTGTGACCTTTGTTTTCTGCGCTTGCAGATCCATAGTATGCTTTATGAATAGAGCCATTAATGTTCATGTTTAATGCGGGGCTATCTGTGCATGCCGCAAAAACTCCTCCTGCCATTACCATTGTCGCTCCAGCTACTAAAGCTTTTGCAATATCTCCATTACATCGTATTCCTCCATCTGCGATAATAGGAACCTTGTGTCCATCATCCAATGAAACATTAGAACACCAAGTCGCACAACTAAACATAGGCATAGTAAATCCTGTTTTGTCTTTTGTGGTACAAGGTGATCCTTGGCCTATTCCTACTTTCACTATATCTGTGCCCCACTCCGCAAGTTGACGAACTGCTTGTGGTGTTGATACATTACCTGCAATAATTTTTGTATCAGGTAAATTATCTTTTATAAATTCAATCATGTTTTTCATTCTTAAACAATGTCCATGTGCAATATCTATTGTTAAGAAGTCAATCACATTTCCGCGCTTTTTTATTTTATGTATTTTGTCTTTATCTGCGTCTTGAACTCCTATGCTAAAAGATATTGTTTTCCAATTTTCGGCATTTGCGATAGCAACATCTTCTGCCAAATCATGATCAAATCTATGCATAATATAAAAATAATCATTTGCGCTCATCCAGCGAGCTAAATTAAAATCTATTACAGACTTCATATTCGCAGGAATAATAGGTAAATTAAAACGTTTGCCTAATAAATCTATAGAGGTATTGCAAGTAGATCTTGACTCGCATTCGCTATAATTTGGAATTAGGCAAATATCTGAGTATTTTAAAGCTTTATTCATAAAAATCTTCATCTCTTTTTGATTGTAAATACCAAACAAAGGCTCCTAGTATTCCAAAAAAAAGAAAATCTCCATTAAAAAAAGTATCTGAAGAAGCAAGGACTTCGATCATCTATACTCCTTTCTTAAAAGGCGCCATCTATCCGAGTCGATCGGCTTGCTTGAGTTATCAATCGCATAAAGCATTTCAATTATTTCTTCTATATTGTTGTAAATATATTTATGAGGAAACATTCCGAGCATCCATAATGGAGTTTTTGATTTTCCACCCTCCATACTAACAAACACAGGCTTTTTCTCTCTTACTGCTGTGACTATTTCCTCTGCACTTCCCCAGCTAGCAACTTCGGGAACTAAGTGCGCAATAATAAAATCACTTCTATCTACCAAATTCAGATCATATGCCCTGACCATTTTCATTCTTTCTGTAACTCGGTCATACTGCTTTGTTTTCATCCATGTTTCCATTTCTTGACGAGAAGCTTCATCTTCTTCAACGTCTTTCATGAATGGCTTTTTGTATGGATCAAAACATGTAATGCTTAATGGTTCAAGTTTTTCGGAAACTTCTTCTCTCCAGTTTCTTCCACTAACGTATTGCATGTGTCCGACCAAATAACATTTAGTCTTGCACAATAAATTATTACCTTCTATTTTTACCATGCCACCATTATAGCAGCATTTAGTTTTTAAGTCAAGATAATTTTTTCTTTAAATCTTCGATCTGTTTTTGTTGATCTTTTATTGCTTCTATAAGTAGCGGTATAATCTTTTCATATTTTACAGCAAGATACCCACTTTCTCTTTCTGAAACTACTTCAGGCAGGACTTTCTGTACATCTTGAGCGATAACTCCTACGTCTTTTCCGCTATATACTGATTGATCTTTAGACCATTCAAAATTGACTCCATTTATTTGTTTTATTTTTTCAATTGGAGAGGAGATATTTGAAATATTATTTTTTAAACGCTCGTCAGAAGAGGCGTATGCTATAACATCTCCATTGCATGATAAATTTGTGCCATCAAATGTTAAATTTGCAGAGCCAGCGAAAGATCCGCTGTTATTGAATTGAACTTGTGTGTTAGCTCCGCCTGGATTTGTGACTGATTCATCTAAATCTAACTGCCACGATAAATTTCCATTAACAACTTTTAATACTTTACCGTTTTGCGCTGAACCATAGGTTGGAAAGGATCCTCCAACTGCAGTTCTTACTTCTTCATTGGTAAGCTGAGTATCTGTCCATGGGACATTTACAACTGCTTGATTGGATGAATTTAATTGAACTCCATATGTTCTTTGAGCTACTGATGTCGCCGTATTTGCCGCAACAGTTTGATCTGTATCACTTGCAAGCTTAATTAATCCCTGAACTGTGCTTGTTGCAGTTGATGGGGCTGCCGCAGTAATGTCCGAGGTCATTGCTACTGTACCATTTTTATCCGGCAAAGTATAAGTTCTGTCTGCGTTCAATGTTGCGGCTTTTAATGTTCCTTCATGATCATCTAGCGCATTTCCTTCAAATACAACTCCATTACTTGTAGAAACAGTTTCAACATGACTAGTGGTTGTTTTTCCAGTAACTACTAAGCTTCCCGGAATTGTAATAACATCGTTTGAATCCCCGATACTTACCGCATTACCTCCAAAACCTCCTGCTAATCTTGTTTTTAAATTGGCTACAGAGACATCTTCGTCAGTATTGATATCTGTACCATTCCAATATAAGGTTCCGCCAACATTATACAACTTATTTGTTGTTAAAGTGGGTGCTCCGGCAGCTTGATGTATTTCAAGAATTCCATTTTTTACTTCTAGAGGGTTGTCTCCGTTAAAAGTGAAATCTCCAGATACATCTATACTTTGTTCAAATACCACATTGTTTACAAAAGTAGAAGTTCCCGTAACACTAAGATTCTTTTGGATATTTACGTTTTCATTAGCGTAAACATCTCCGTCAAAAGT